AGCCTCAGGTTGACAAGGCAGGTAACGGTTACGCAGTAATTAGGTTCTTGCCTGCACCAAAAGGTGAAGAGTTGCCATGGGTTCGTGTTTGGAATCATGCATTCCAAGGCCCAACTGGACAGTGGTTCATTGAGAACTCACTAACTACGTTGAACCAGAAAGACCCAGTGTCAGAGTACAACTCTGCATTGTGGAACTCTGGTGTTGAGAGTGATAAAGAAATCGCTCGTAAACAGAAGAGAAAGTTGCAGTATTACTCTAACGTCTATATTGTACAAGATTCTACTAACCCAGAAAACGAAGGCAAAGTAATGCTTTATCGTTATGGTAAGAAGATTTTTGACAAGTTGATGGAGACTATGCAGCCTGCATTTGAGGACGAAAAGGCAATCAACCCATTTGATTTATGGGAAGGTGCAAACTTCAAACTCAAGATTCGTAAGGTTGATGGTTACTGGAACTACGATAAGTCTGAGTTCGACTCTGTGACGCCTTTGAAGTCAACTGATGAGGAACTAGAATCAATCTGGAATGCAGAACATTCCCTTGCAGATTTTGTTGCTCCTTCTAACTTCAAATCATATGATGAGCTGAAAACTCGTTTGGATGCTGTTCTATCTGGCACGACAGTTGCAACTAAAACTGCAGCTGCAATGATTGAAGAGGATGAAACGCCCTTCACTCCTACGTTCAAGTCAGAACCAGCTCCAACACCAACTTCAGTTGATAATGAAGATGATGACGCAATGTCATATTTTGAAAAGTTGGCAAACGAATAGGTATAGTAGTAAAGTCCTTTGTGCAGTAAGTCTCTCTGAGTCGTAACACCACATAAAAAGACTACTAAATAGTAAAACGAGATGGAGGGCAGAGTGTCAAAACTCTGTCCTCTTTTCGTGTCATATTATGTTACTGTTCAAATTATTGACAAAGACTAAATGTCTTATAAATATTGTCGTAAGTATATGAGGGAGTAATTTACACATGAAGTATTTGAGTGTTGCATTGGCTGTATTGATGTTTTCATTTGCCGCTAATGCACAAACTGTAGTTGAGACTACCACTAAGAGTGATTCAGAAGTCACTACTGAAGGAAGAACTATAGTCATATCACCACCACCTTCTGCAATCTCGCCAAGTGTAGGTTCATCGACTTCTGACCTCTGTATGGCAGGAGTATCAGGTGCAGTCCAAACACAAATTTTGGGCGTATCAACAGGTGAGATGGTAAGAGATGAAAATTGTGAACGTCTAAAGATTTCAAAGACGCTATATGATATGGGAATGAAAGTAGCAGCCGTATCAGTGCTTTGTCAAGACAGAAGAGTATATGATGCCATGGAGATGGCAGGAACACCTTGTCCATTCCTTGGTAAAATTGGGGAACAAGCAACAGATGAGTGGAAGAACAACCCTGGCCGTATTCCACCATCAGAAGTAGTAAGGACAAAGGAAGATGTTCAAGAACGTAATGCAAAAATTGGTGCTGGTATCGGCGCTCTTGGTTTGCTTTTGCTCCTACTCTAACGCACAGGTATCTACAGGGCCCGCCTCTGGACAAACTGGTAACATTCTAATATTAGGAAACGGATGGACGGGCAACTTTAGTTCCTGTACTCATAACGTAGACTGTTGGGCAGGAAGTACTGATACTGGTGATATTCACAATGCTCCAGCCGGAACTACTGGTAATGGTTCTACTTTCTACTGGAGCGGCACACAAGAAACCCTTACAAATACAATCGCAATAAACTCTGCACTTGCTGCCGCTGGTATACAGGTTGATGGATTCGACTATGAATGGGTATATAAGAACGGTAACGCACACACATTTGCTAACCAAACAGGTGGCGGTGGAATAGACCCCTTTGAGATTGTTGTCAATGTCTATGATGCCAACGGTAACTTGTTTAAGACTTACAGGTATGACTACGGCACTAATTTTGCAAACTGGACATATGATACAGGTACAGAGATATTCGGTACAAATTTCCTTGACCCCTCATTCTTTGGAAATGTAGAAGTACTTGTTACTGGACAGGACATCGCTGCACAGGCTGGTTATTGGGGGCCAGAGTTTAGAGCAGATGAATCTGGATTATATGTAAACTATTCTGCAAACCTTTGTTACAACAATCCTCTACATGACCCTTCATGTCCTGGCTATGCGAATGCTTTGTTTCAACAACAATGTACTGCAAATCCATTATTTGATTCCGCCTGTCCAGGCTATGCCGCCGCATATCTTATACAACAATGCACTGCAAATCCCTTGCATGACCCTGCCTGTCCTGGCTATGCAACTGCATATTACAATCAACAGTGTTCACTAGACCCTCTATATGATAAAGGTTGTACTGGACATTTGACTGCACAGTGTAATAAAAACCCTCTTTATGACCCTCAATGTCCTGGCTATGCGGCTGCTTATCTTGCAGACAGGTGTTTCTATGACCCTCTATATGATGTACAGTGTACAGGATACCAACAGGCATACTTTGATCAGCAGTGTGAGTTGGATAGTCAATACGACCAACTCTGCCCTGCATATCTCGACCCTGACCTTGTAGATTTAGGTGATGTTGACCCAGTTGAAGAAGTTCTATCTGAACCAGATATTCCAGTAGTTGCAGAACTAGACTTTACAAATACAGTTAATGATTTTGATGGTGAGATAGTTGTAGAAGATCAACAGATAGTAGAAACTGTAGAAGTTGAAGATGGAGATGGTTTTCAACAAGTCGATGATAATATCGAAGGTGAAAAATTGCAGATGGAAGATGATATCGAAAAAGAGATTGCCGCACTAGAGAATGAGGCCGTTGAAGATGATACTGCACCTGATTTTGTAAAGGGTGATGCTAATCAAGAGGACGATATTGAGAAGGAACTTGCAGAATTAAAGAATAGTGAAAATTCAGATAACAAGAAAGATGCACCAAAACCAAAGACAAAGAACGAAAAGATAAAACTACTACTTGCTATGAAAGCAATAGAACTAACAAAAAAACTTGAGAAAGAAGTAAGTCTGGAACAGAATATGATAATGCAAAGACAACTACTTGCATTGATTTCATATGTGCCAGGCTTTGATTATAATGAGAAGAAATTACCACAGACTAATTTCTATCCACCAAAACCAACAGTTGACCATGCATATGCAAGGTGGTTCTTAAATGACCCTAATTTTGGTGCAATGGAAGATTCACAATATAATTTCAAATAGGAGAGAGAAATGGCAGAAATAGAATACGGTGGAATTAAAGTGGGGGGTTCTAAACTTCTACTTGTTCTGCCACTAGTGGGAACAATTGGTGGTGGACTATGGGCCGGATTTGAGTTCTACAAAGACTACATGGATATGAAAGAACAAATCCAAAACTATGTTGCACCAGATTTGTCAGAGTTTGACAAACAACTTGCAGTTATCACAGAAGAGATGACACTTACCAGAGAAGAGGTAAAAATCATCAGAGATTCTATCGGTGAACAAGTAGACTTTATGCGTGATACCAAACACGACTTGCGTGGTGACTTGGTTCGTATGGAGAAGATACTGGACAAGGTTGAGAACGACATTGATGCAGTAGAAGATGAGGCACAGGCACTTATGGACAGAACCAAATCAGATGCAAGACAGATGATTGAGGATGCAAGTAATCGTTTCAACGATAAGGTATCTGGTATGGAAGGTTATGTCAAAAGAGAACTGACTTCACTTGAAGATGACCTTGATAGAAAATTACAGAAGAGTTTGGATAATCCACTAGCGAATAGATAAATACTAGTGTGAGTTGAGAAGTCAAAAACATTATTCTTCATCATTTGTAACTAACTAAGGAAAATACAAATGATAGACCCAGTTACCGCTCTTGCTACGGCTTCGAGCGCATTTAATCTTATCAAAAAAGGTTTTTCTGTCGGCAGAGATGTTGAATCTATGGGAAAAGACCTTGGACGCTGGATGGGAGCAATGTCTGACCTGAAGAAGGCAGATGAATATGCTAAGAAACCACCTTTGTTCAAAAAGATATTTGCGTCAGGTTCAGTAGAGGAAGAAGCGATGGCAGCCTACATAGCGAAGAAGAAGGCTGAAGATATGCGTGATGAATTACGACAAATGATTACTATGACTAGAGGGCCCTCTGGATGGCAGGAGCTCATCAATATGGAAGCACAAATTCGTAAAGACAGACAGAAGGCAATCTATGACCAGAAAGAACGACAGAGAAAGTTCTTTGAATACAGTATTGCAGCACTATTAGTAATTATAACTTCTTGTTTTGTTGTATGGTTCGCTTGGTTCATTATGCAACATAAAGGTATGATTTAATGTTATTGGTGTTCATCTCTATATTTGTAATGATGTTGATTGGCCTGTTGGGGTATCTGGTGTGGATGGATGACCAGATATACAACCCAAAATATATGCCTGAGACAGAATCAGAAAGACACGTTAGAGAGATGAAACTAAGAATTCATAATGCAGAGTGGAAGTTTAAGAGAGAAATCGGTGAGGTATGATTCACGCATTCATGTTAATAGTTGTTATGGGAACAAATGAATTCAGAAAAGTAGAACCAAACTCTATGTACTTTAGAAGTATAACAACTTGTCTATGGTATGCAGAAAAAATTCCTAAGAGATATGGAAACTATGCTTGGGATTCATATGTTGACCCTAGAGATAGGGTTACTGCATATTGCAAACCTGTCAAGATAAAGGATGGCGAACACATTTACGATCACTAGAACCCACTATTTGAAGCTGCTTGTGAAGCACTACTAATATCTTTTGTAGGAATAGGCATTGGTGTCATTTGTTGTCCACTCTTAGCAGGTTGATTTGCTTGAGTTACCTGTTGATTGACAATTTGAA